GTCAACGGTCTTCTCGCCGTCTTTACAGCTAGAAATATAGCCGGTGACCAGCCAGTTAGCTGCGGTGGTTTCTGTGCCTTTCTTTGGGTATTCGATTTTGAATTTTTTGATTGCACGGCTGTTTGCTAATGTGTAGAGCTTAGTCAAGCCAGCGTCGGTTACGATGTTGCCCTCTAGGTCAATCGAGCCGCCGTCTTTGGCGCCGCCAATGTATTCCTTGAAGTCGTTTGCGCTATCGAGTGTAGTCACATCGATTTCTTCTGATTCGAGACCAATTTCGCCAATCGTTGTTAGGTTCGCGATTTGTTCCCATACTGGGGTTCCGTTCGTGCTTGTGTCCACGCTAAGCTTACACCCAATTGCTTTAATTCCTGCCATGGTGATTCTCCTTGTGTTTATACTTTGATTGTATCAAAGGTTAGCATTTTATGATATATTGCGGGGTCGCTGTCTGCTACGTCTTGGCTCCCGCTCATGCCCCATCCTGATTTTCGCATTGCTTCCTCGACGATGTCTTCGAGTTGTGAAGTTTTCGGGCTGTCTTTTGCCCACACATCGATTTGAACGCTTACCTCTCGGCTATAAATCTCGCCACTTAGGTCGCGGTTATTCGAAATATTCAGCCCCATAAAGGTAATGGCTGGGAGGACTGAGGTTACTCCTTGGCTTGATTGCCTTACGGTAACACCGGCTGGTGCTGCTGCCTGAAGTAATGCGTAGACCTCTTGTTTTATCGTCGTCATTTGCTTCTCCTTATAGTTCTGTTTATCTCGTCTTTGAACACCGCGATAATCTCGTCACGGCTCGATTCTAGTCCCGGGCGTAGATACGGGTGTGCTGGCATTTTACTGGTTCCCGCTTCCTGATACCAGGCGTAAGGCACCACGTTTAAGCTCACGCCTATCTCTGCGTAGTCCTGCGTCGCGGTTGAGATAATGTTGCGTCGCAGACGTCCGCTTTGATATGGGGACTTCATGCGGGCGTTGTGCTCGACTCTAAGGCCTGCCCTTTGAAATGCTCGCAGGCGATTGTAGTTGCTAGGGGCGTTGATGTGGGCTAGGACATTCATTTCGCCCAAGACCTCCATCTTTACCCTCATGCTACTTTCCACCTCCTAGCGAGGATTTCTGCGTGGCTGTCGTAGCGTTTGTAATCCGTGACCTCGTACATCTCGTCTTTAAGTGCCAGCAGGGTTCCTGTGGCAACTGGAGCGGTTTCCGGGGCTGTGATTTTAATTTCAGCCTCTATGTTCTGTCCAAGCAATGATTGAGCCAACTGTGCGCTGACTGGCTGGGCATTCCCATAAAAAATAGAACTTGTGGCTCCAGGTGCTTTTTTAACGCCTCCCTCCGAGTCTGCAACTTCTGTTATTGGTCGCACCTCTATTCGGGTTTTGTAAAACACGCCTGCTATTTTATTTTTGAAGGACGCCGGTATTTCCACAGTCTGCCTCCCTGTATCTGTTAAGGATTGCCGTGAAACCAGAAAAAAGCGCCTCATCCTCTGCGTTAGCTAAATAGCTTTTAGCTTCGTCTCCGAATGTTACGCTCTGTCCATTGTCGCTTATTGACTTAATCTCTCGCTCTGCTGAGCCAGTGTTTTCAGCCTCCGCCTTGGCCTTGTTATAAACTCCTACAACAATGCGGGCTATAATGCGGTTCAAAACTGGGTTCACGGTGGTTGCGTTTAAGTAAAACATCACACGGTCGAGTACTTCGTCAACAATAAAATCTAATGTTGCGTTCCCGGCTTCCGGGATGAGGCTATTTAGCTTTTTTGCATACCCTTTGATAATTGTCTTTTGTTCTTCTCTTGTCATGATGTATCCTTTGAAGCCCCGGTATTATACCCTCCGGGGCTTAGGGTTTGCTGGCTATTTTACTGTTGCTGGGACAGTGGTCACCTTAAACATTAAGTCTGGGGTGACGGCTTTGGTACCGTAGCTGTAAAAGAGGGAAGTTGCCCAAGCGTTGGACAGTGGGATTCGTTCTGGGGTGGTGTATTCGTCAATCACGACTGGTTGTGCGACTGATTCGATACGTTGACCGAGAACTGCGGCATCCTGGCGGACGTTTTCGTAAACGGCTACGCCATGGAATTTGCCCATACGACCAGCTTGAATGGTGTTTTCATTGGCTGCGCTGAAGTCGTGTTCGCGGAGTAACTTGTCATAAGCACCGGAGTCCATAGTAATAGCGACTTCGCCGCGGCTGACACCGTTCACCCAGGCGTTCTTTACGTTGGTGATTTTTTCGATGATAGCGTCCACCACTTCGGCCATCTTAGTAGCACCAGTAACGGTGAGCTCGGTAGAGGCGTTCTTAGCTTCTGCGAAGAATGCGGTGTCGAGGTCGGTTACGACTATGTCTTTATGGTTCTTGGTGCGGTCGCCCATCAAGTCTGCTAAACCTCTGAAGCGTAGGTCTTTCTTCTCGATTTCGGTGACGATTTCCTTGTCTTGGTCGATGTTGACGGTTACCTTGCCGGAGTTTAGCATCTTTTCGCCCTTACCAGCAGTACGTGCGGTGCCGTAGGCTTTGGAGGTGCTGTTTGCGAAGCGAGAAACTTCGACTGAACCTGCACGTGGGTCGCCACTTAGGTTCTTGTTTTTGAGTTGGGTAGAGAGTGCACCAACTTGGATGTTTTTGATGACTTCGTCGTAGCGTTCTGCCAATTTATCTAAGGTAGTGCTGTCGACGTTAATGCTCTTGGCGTCTGTTCGTGCCATAGTATTTCCTTTCTATTAGAGTACCTGCGTGCCCGAGAATTTCGTTGTGGCTGCCTTGTCCTCTGCGGAGCGATTATCGCGTGGCGCTGTGCCTTTTGCGGCGTCTTTGATTGCTTCTGATAGTGCATTACTCCAGTCTTCTTCAAAGGCGGCGATATTGTCGTCCGTTTCGTCTTTGTCGGCAGTCGCGATGTATTTCACGAGGCTTGCTGGGATGTTCTTTTTGCGGAGTTCTTCAATGGCGTAGTTTCTATTTTCTCGAATGGCCAGTTCAGTCTCACGTTTGGCTAGCTCGGTTTCGCGTTGCTTGCTTGCTTCTGCGACGCGTTCTGCTTCGGTCATCTTCGCCTTGCGTTCGTAGTCTGCGATTGCTTTTTGCACTGCATTATTCACGTCCGCTTGGTGTTTGGCCTCAGCTCGTTTCAAACGCTCCGAGATTGCTTTGTCCATATCTGCTTGACTAAACTTCTGGTCTGCACCTTTCGTATCAGCGCCGTTTTTGGTTCCGTCATTAGTGTCGGTACCACTCATTTCGGTGTCTGCATTATCGTTGGTGGTTTGAGTTTTGTCTAACTCGCTCATGTAGTCCTCCTTATTTGTCCGTTTACGCCCGTCGGCTTATGTTTTGATTATAGCATAGAAAAATTAGGGTAATGCTAATCTTTATGTTTTCACTTGGGGTTTGGTATAATGTAGTTATCCGGACGTTTTAGTTTCCTCTACTCGTTCCGGTGTTGCCTGGCGGGTAGCTGCTTCCAGCATTGCTCCGCCAATCTTATGCCCTCAGTGGCACCATTACCCGTCACTCCTTGCTGGCGGGTTTTTGGTTTATAATAAATTTATGATTCAGTGGGAATTTCGAGAAAGTTGCGAGCTGAATGCGTGGCTTGAGCGCACGCAGGTTCGTTTTCCTAAGCTTCGCGGCTTTCATGTCCCAAATGAAAACCCGGGGCGTAATAAAGCAGAGCGTGCTCGCCTTGGAGCGTTGCGCCGTCGCATGGGCGTAAAGCCTGGCGTCTCAGACTGGTTCTTTTTCTACCCGCCAAATGTGCATATTGCAATTGAATTAAAAAAGCCCGAGTCGGCGGGGAAAGCCTACGCGTCAAAAGATGAAAAGGAGTGGCTAGAATATTTCGCTGGCTGCGGCTTCGAGTCCTTTGTTTGTCGTGGCTGGCATGAGGCTTCTTTGCGGATTGAGCGTGTTTTGAAAGAGCACGGCGTCGTTATCAGGGCACAAATAAATGACGACTGTCCGTTTTAGCGGGGTTGCATTTAGCTACATTATGTGGCGTAAATCGTTTGGCCTGTTTTTCCGCATTTAATTATTTTGCGACAATGACAACTTTCCGTTTTTTCGATTGTTTACCCGTCTATTTCAGATTTGTGATTATTGCCGTCTATCAGCCTCACTGCGGTGTTTTCGCTCGCTTGCGTTTTATGGTATTTCTATGCTCACCCCTGTTATAACAAATGTGTTCATTTTCGGTTGCGTTACAGTTTTCCCCCTTGCATTATTTTGCGACGTCGGTTGTGGATATCTTTTACAATATTTTCCGTATAAATCAAAGGCTTATTTTCGTAGTCTTGACTGGTTTTCTTAGCGTCTTTTGAAGTTCTGCAGTGAAGTCTGCCACCAGCTTGTTGTTTAGTGTGACGTCCTGCGCCATGCTTCGTGCGAACAATTCCGCGAAGGCTTCGTCTGGGTTCGTGCTTCCATATTTAGAAATCGTGGCAATTTTATCCATAGCTTGTTTTGTGGTGCTGGCTTTCGTTACGGCTTTTATGAAGTCATTCATCTTTATCCCACGGGCTTCTACACGCTTTGCCAAGATGTGCCCGAGTTCGTGTCGAACTGTGTGGTTGTATTTGTCGCTACTCCAATTTCCGCTCGCAAAGTTTCTTGTCGCGACTTCCTGCAGCTCTTTAGCAATGTTTCCGGTCAGGCCTGCTGGGTAGGTTAGCATGAACTCCTTGCGTGAAGCGTCCACCCAGCCACCGAGCTTTTCTATCTTGTTGCCGTTTACCACCGTTTGTCCGCGGTGGAGTACCACCTCGCCATTCGCCCGGCGTTTCATTTCCGTCTCGACTTCCGGGAACTGGTTCATTACGTCTTTGATTGTGTTTTCTACAATGTCTATAAATTTCTTGTTGATTTCGCCAATGTATTTCAGCCCTGTCCTTGCTGGCGTGTACTTCGTGAACGGGGAAACACTGAAAAAATAATCATCCACTGGGATAGGAGCCTTACGCAGAGAGTGTTCTCTAGTTCGCCCGTTGTATTCCATAAGGGATTGAAGTGGTGCCCATTCTATTCTTTGATACTCTCCGTCTTCGTCTTTGTATTCTGCGGTTCGTTTCGCCACCGCTTCTGCGGCTTCGTCGTATGGGGTGAAATAGCACCTGCAGTTCGGGTGGAGGGGAATTGTGTCGCGGAGGTTTTCAAGTTCGTATACTCTTCCGTCTCGCTCTCCGCAAGCTTCGCAGGTGTGTACTTCAAAGCTAGCATTCCATTGCACCTTTTCCACCCCCATTTCGTGCCAGCGCACTATGTCTGCGTCGGTGCTGGCTTTCGCCATTTCCGTACGCACTATACGCTCTACATCGTAAGCGAGTCCTCCACTGCCTTTTTCTTCGCCATTATGGTAGCCTCGCAATAAGTCCTGAATGTGCTTTCTCGTCGTTTCTGGTTGTTGTCCGTTTGCTAATGCTCTGGCTATTTCTTCACGGACTCTTTCCCATGTCTCATTCGTGGCGTTCCAAAGCCTGGAGCTGAAGTTTCCGCCGCCCCAGTTCGCGCCCATCATGTAACCACAGATATTCCTATCAAACCCGACAAAGCCCTCCGCGCCGGCTTCAGCTGCTCGTTGCCAAATCTTGCCGGAGCCGCCTATCGTCTTTAATAATGCCTCTTTGGTTAGGGCATGGCTGTCCTGACCAGCCTTGTGAAGTGTCAGCCAGCTTTCTAGTTGTCTCGCCTCGATGACGCTTAGTCTTTTAGTTAATTTCTCCGGAATATAATCGCTTAGCCCTGCTTTTTCAATTGCGGAAATTAGGGCGGTAGCGTCCTTTTTGGTCGTGGGGTTGTTCAGTCCCTTAAAGTTCCAGTGGTTTGCTTTATCTAGCACCCCTAGCTGATTGTAGATAGCTTCTACTTGGCGCTCGATGTCTTTGCTTGCCTGGCGATAGATTGCATTCGTTCTTCGCACCGTTTCTTCGGTGAGTTCTATATTCTCGAGCTTCTGCTGGGCGGCTGTGTGCATCCATACCCGCCTGGCTGTGTATTTGCTCATCTAATTACTCCTCGTCTGTTTCTTCTTTGGTCTCCCCCTCGAGTTTTTGGTCTATATCAGCTTCAATCTCTTCTTTCGAAATAGCAGGGAATTGTTCAGGGTATTCGTCTGGGGTCTTTTCCACCAGCGCTTCCTCTGCATTGTCCACGAAGCTTAGCTGCTTGATTAAGACCTCGTCTTTTACGATACCTTGCAAGTTTACGGTCATCTGGCTGGTCTCGTAGTCGTTTCTTGGGAGGTTCCTATTAAACACCACATCCACGTGCATGATATCTGTGGCGGTCTTGCCTCCTGCACCGCGTTTCAAGTGGTTGATTAAATTGAAGTATAAGCGGAGGCGTTTCTTCAGCCCTTTTTCGATGTGACGCTCCCTGGTCTTGGTGGCCTCTTCAAATGCGAGGAGCTTGTAGTTTAACGCTACGCCCGAGCTGTTGCCTACGAAGTTCTCGTCTGAGAGGTTCGGGGTTTTACTGAACTTATGGATGTCGTCTGCAATCCTCTTTGTTAGGATGTCTGCGTCGCTTTCGCTCAGCGGCTTTGTCAAATAGAATGCATCGCCGTCTGCCGGAACCGATGACAGCAGCCTACTATCTCGAAGCTGCAGTTGTTTCTTTGGGTCTAGCGTAAAGTTCTTTAGCACCAAAATTGCATCTGCTAGTTGTTCGTGGTCGTTCACACGGTCGCTCTGGAGCGTATTGTACGCGTCAATTAAGCTTAGCACTGGTTCGAAATTACCCGTGCGGTTCTTGTTGTTCGGGTATTCAACCACTGGCACCTCATTAAAGAAGTGCTTCTGTCTGCCGGTCTCTGTGAACTTTCCGTTGTCTAACACTCCGTCAATGATTTCGCTCGGGGTGTAAATCGTTAAGTAGGTAACTGTCGCGTTGTCTCTCTTCACCTCTCCGCAGTAGATTGCAAATAATTCCTGGTGCTGGACGCTGTCGTCATAAACCATGATGGTGTTTCTTGGGTCTAAAACTACCGTGCGTGGCTCGCTATCTTCGTTCGTAAAGGTTAAGTCATAAGCCATGCCATAAATCCCGGCGTCTAACGCCAAGTCGCTGTCCGTGTCGCTTATTCCTTGTTCGCGGTATTTCTCTATGATTGGAGATAAGTCCAGCCCTTTCGGTGCTTTGTAGTCTACTGGGTTTCCTAATAAGTAGCTTGCACAAATGTCGGCGATGTAGCTTGCGAAGTTGTCCACCAGCTTATTATTCTTTGCGGTGTCGCTTTCGAGTACGCGGTCTAAAATGCCGTGATTGCCGTCGTAGTAGTCATGCAGCTGTTGGTATCGGTTGCGGCGGCTTTTAAGCTCCTCAATGGCTGCTTTAATGTTGTCTTCAGTGGGTTCACTCCCTACTGGAAGCGTAAAGCGTACAGGTGGCCTGTAGTAGATTGCATTAGACATTATTTGTCTCCTCCGTTCTTAGTTCCGAAGTAAAACTGTATGGCGCTGGTTGCAATTACCATGGCTCCAGCTACCACGCCGTTCTTGTCTTCGCTTCCGGTCATTAAAGTCCAAACTACCATGAAAATCAGCAGTGCCGTTAATGCAAAGGTCACGACCGTTGCCGTGAATGCCTTTTTTTCGCGAATATGGGTGCTTCCTGGCTCTTCTGCGGCCGTAGTTGGGTTCTCGACCGTGTTTTGTATTTTCTCCGCTGCTGCGGCTTCTGGTGTTGTTGTGGTGGTTTCTTCCGTCATGGTTCCTCCTTTATTTTTTAACCCACGTCTTCATTTCATCTACCATTGTATCGCACCAACTATTCGGCACGTGTCCGTCAATGGAGACGCTCTTGTATGCTTCATGCAAATCGCAGATGTTTCGCCACGTCTTCTCGGAGATTTCCTTGCTGTCTTTGTTGGCGGTATAGACTTGCGATATCAATCCGCGCGCTGTGGCTACGTTGCAGACGGTATTGCTGCGCAGTTCTTTCTTTATGCTTTCGAACTCTGCCATGAATTTGTCTTCTAGGATATCTCGGCCGCGTTCTACTTCTTCCTTGGTCGCGCGAGTTTCCTGGCGGTTCCGTGTTGTGATAATTGATACTATCACTGTCCCTGCCGTTGTGACTATGGTTCCGGCTAGTGTAACAAATGGCATCAATGTCTCCATGTGTCTCCTCCTTTTTGTTTTCCATTTCCCATCTGAGTCTCTCTCCTTTTTCGATTTTATTGTAGCACGCAATGCGCTTTTGTTTTCTTATTTTGGTTGTGTCTTCAGGCTCTTCCCTGCTCAGTGCTTGTGCCGGGCTTTATTGGGGTGGGAGCTCTTCCCTGCCCTGCTGAAAAACCGAACAGATTTCGTGTTTTGATGCCAAAAATGCGGGTTTTGCCTACTTTTTGCCACTTTTTGTTCGGTTTTTGGAGTCCGAGCTCTTCCCTGCCATAAAACTGCCTAGTTTTTGTCTGCCTTTCGGCCTTACTGCTGCCTTTTTGGCTAGTATAAATTATTTGTTCAGCGGCAAAGCTAAAGCCGCCTATTACGGCGGCTTGGCGTAAAATGCCAGGACGATTTGCCTTTGCGTTTCGAGCGCCTCAGCGGTGGCTGGGCTGTTTGCTGAGAAGCACTTCTTTAAGATTTCCAAGCGCTTGTCGAAGCTGTCGCTTAAATGAATGTACCCAGCTTCAAGCCAGTTCTCGATTGCTTCGTAGGCGGTCTTGCAGGCTTCGTCTCCCGGTGCTGGGACTTCCACCAAGTACTCATGGATTATGTGGTGCAGGGTGTCTCGTGGGATTTTAACCTTGCAGTACTCATGGCTGCGGAGTTTTCTTTCCCATGGTAGTCTCCAGTGGCGGTTCTGAAAAAAGATATGGTGCACATCCTTTTCCGTACGGCTGAAGCGTGGAGTTTTGCGGTGCTTTTTCTTTGCCATTCATACCACCTCCTCATCATGGCCGAAAGGTTCGCGGGTTATTCCGTTAGTGGTATTTTACCACGAGCGGGTGAATTGTGCGCGTCTGCGCTGTGCGTGGGTGATTATACCAGTGCTTTCTACTTCGGCTTCACGGAGGCGGTTGTCTTCATAGATAGACGCCAAGACGTCCACTTCGTCGTCTTTCTGGTTCTTGCCGCCTCGCATATAGCTGGTGATGTGCTTGTAGGCTTCTGGGTACTTCTGCCTCCAATTTGGCGGCATAAAGACGTGCTGCTTCACGAATGTCTCGCTTGCTAGTATTCGGGATTCCTTATTCGCTGTTTGCGGTATGGTCATTACCGAGCAAGGCGTTCCAGCTTCTTGAAGCAATCGCTCGATGTTTCTGGCAAACCCGCGCCCGCCGTTGTTGCTTTCGACCTTAAATTGTGCACAGCCTGTTTCTTTGATGTCCCTTGCGGTGGCTGGCTCGGTTATTTCCATTGGCTCGTCTGAGCTGTATAAATGCGTGATGTAGATGTCTCCTGCTTCGCTCTTTTTATAGTAAATGCTGACAAGGCTATCTGACCCTGTGTCTGCGGTATCGCAGCGGCCATAGACCGTTTCGTCTAAGTCTTCCGGGAGCGTTATCCATTCCATTAGCTTCGGGTAGAGCACGCCCTTGCGCTCGATTGGCTCTTGATTATAGTTCGCTTCTGCAATGTCTGGGTTCATCTCCTGTGTCTTGAGCTGGTAGTCTTCCCAGCTCAAAATACGGCTGTCTAGCATTACTCCTGGCTTTAATACCGCCCTGAGCTTAATTTCCTTGGCTTGTGGGTAATGGTCTAGAATTCGCCCCGAAAGGTCGCCTCGCGCCCATCTGGTGGCAATCACTATGATTTTGTAGTTGCTTCCCTCTGTCCTCTGCATAAGGTTGCTGGTGTACCATTGCCAAATACTATCTAGCGCCCTTGCATTATAGGCTTCTTCTGGGTTTTTGATTGTGTCGTCTAAAATCAGCACGTTCGCGCCTATACCGGTCGCGGTACCTCCCGGGCTGGTTGCAAGGTAGTTGGTAGTTGGAGCGCCCTCAATCCCCCATAGCTTCGCGCTAGCGTCTCCTCGCTTGATGTGGACTCCCGGGAAGATGTCCGAGAAGACAATCCGTCCTGGGTCTACTTTTACCTCCATTATCGTGTTTCGGACTGCCTTGCTGAATTGCTGGGAGAGGATTTCGTTATAGCTACCTGTAATTATTGATGTTTCGGGGTTATTTCCAAGCAGCCACTCGTTCGTGTGGCGTGCGGTGAGCGTCTTGCCGTGGCGTGGCGGCGCCGAGATGATAAGAATGTGCGCGTTTTGGTCTTCCAGGAAGTTCTGTATCGTGTTCACCATGTCTTTTAGGTAGGCTCGGTCTTCCAAATAAAAAGCAGGCGTTCTTAATTGGCAGTAGTGCCATAAGCTTCGCCTTGCCATGATGATTTTTGCTTTCTTTTGAAGCAATCCTGCAGCTTCTGGGCTCATTTCTTCACCACCTTTTTAATACTTGCCGTTTTTCGCGTTTTGAGGGGCTTTTTAGCGGTTTTTCGTGCAGAAACGGGTTTGCTACCAACTACGACTGCTTCTCGGGCTTTACGGGCTTCCTGTGCGGTCTTGCTCTTGGAGATTTCGACAAGGGCGCTAGTGTCTGCGGAAGCAAGGGCTTCGAGCTGCTCTAAGGTCATGGCCTGGAGCTGTTTGGTGACCTCATCGGGTTCATTCAAAATTGTCACTCCTGGCTGGTCTCCAATTAAACCTAACGCCTTAGCTTCGTACTCACTTGCTTTTAGTCTGAGAGAAACTTGCAATGACCTATCCATGGCGATGTCGTGCCATAAGTCTAGGATAGCTGTCTTCCGTTCTTCATTAGTCATATTTTCCCTTGTCCGTTTACGCCCGTCGGCTATTTTTTTCGGGTTTTGTGGTTGGAGCTTCCCCTTTGGCTATCTATTTCGTATTCTTCTCTGGCTTCTTCTCATCCACGTCTTTCACCTCTGGGGCTACAATCGTGAAGTTCACGCCGTCGATTAGAATGGTCTTTTGTGTAGGTTCGACTTCGTAGTCTTTACCCATAAATGAAACAATGGTTTTCCCGTCTTTTGTTTGCAATTCTAGCATTTTTTCGGTTCCTCCGTTTATGTTTTTAATTGTAGCACGCTTCGCACGTTTAACCTTTCCGCTATCTTCCTCCTCCTCGAATGTTTGGTTCGGGTTGTTCAGCGTATCTAGCCCCGCGTCGTATAGGCAGTGGACTTTTCCTTGCTGGATTGTCCCCTGAACCGCCGGCAAGCCCTCAGTGACCTTTTGAATGGTCTCCCAGACCTTGTCGTTATCGCGGGCGTCTCTCACGCGTCTCCAAGCGTAGTATTCCGCCATGCTCATGTCATCGAAGCTACGAACTTTCTCTGGGTATTCCAAGAATTCGCGGCGAGACATAGCCTTGAATAATTGGTACCACATCCTAGCGTTACCGCGGATGATGATTTCTCTCGGGAGCTTTACTTTAGCTGCTCTACCCATTGTTGATTTCCTCCCATGGAAGCTGAAGTTCCGGTCTGCCAAAAGCTCCCCACCTTGCTGTTGGCTCGTACTTCACTTTCGTTAAGTTTAAGGCTTTGATTATCCCTCTCGGGGTTGTGTCGAATTTGAAAAGCTCGAGGTCTTTTAATTCGCAGTGTGTTGTGTTTCCGTCTTCCCAAGCGATTATTGCTGTGGCATCTACTGGCTCTGCTTTTCCGATGGCGTAGGCGAGCCTCACGTGAACGACTACTGGTCTAATTGTCTCCTTGGCTGCGTTGTCTGTGGTTGCTTGTCTTAGTAAGGTTAGCGCTATCTGGCGGGCCGCGTATGCTGCGCTTCTGTCGGTCTTGCTTGGGTCTTTGCCGCTGAACGCTCCGCCTCCGCATGGACAAGCTCCTCCGTAGTTATCCACAGCTAGCTTTCTGCCAGTTAATCCCGTGTCTGCTTCCCAGCCGCTCTTACTCCAATACCCGGCAGGGTTAGCTAAAATCTCCGGCTCGGCGGTCTTGTCGTACTCGTATGGGTTAGTCTTGTGCCATTCGTTTATGAGTCGTTCCAAGTCTTCCCGTGTAGTGTTTGCAAAGCTGGCCACGATTGTGGTTATTTTGCCGTCGTCTATTGTCACCTGCGTCTTGCCGTCTTCTTTGTAGCCTTGTTCGTAAATAAACCGGCAGAGGCTTCTTGCCAAGCAGTAGTCTAGCGATAAATACTCGCCAGTGTTCGCGGTCTCCTTGGTTGCCATGCCGTAGATAATGCCCTGGCCTCCTGCGCCTCCTGCGTCCACGCCGGCTGCGATTTCTCCGCTCTGGGCTGCTAGTCGCACGTCTATTAGTGGTTCTTTAATCCCCTCTTCTTTTAGGAACTCTCGCACCACTTCCAGTGTTATGTCGCTTACTTCCTGGCTGTCGTAATCCGCCACAGTGACCTCTCCAATAATATGGATTGCACCGTGTCCTGCCAGCACTTCAACGGCTACGCGCGCGTTCTCGTCTCTCTTTAAGAAAAAGTCCAGGATTCTATCGGCGATTTGGTCTGCCAGTTTGTCCGGGTGCTTTGGTGTCACGAATTCTGCGGTTCGTTTCATTTCTTCCTCCTTATCTGTTTATTGCCTTGGTTGCTTCTTCCCATCCAGTGTCGTCGTCATCTTTAAGCAGTCCGTTTGCAAAGCGGTACCAGCGTCTTCTGATTACGTCTGCAAACTTCGGGTCTAGCTCAATGGTTAAGCAGTGGCGCCCCATTTGTTCTGCGCCCATTAGGGTGCTTCCACTTCCTCCAAAAAAGTCCGCTACAAGTTCCCCCCCCGACTGCTATTTGCCATTGCTCTGGCCGAGAGTTCCACTGGCTTTTGTGTTGGGTGCAGGTAATTCGCGACGCTGTCTTTTTGAATGGCCCAAACCGTAGCTTCGTTCTGCAGCGCCTTAATCACTTTCACTAGTTGTTCTTTTGGCATGGCCTGCACGTCTTTCAAGCTGTAATCTAGCACAGTGCGCTTGTTTCTGCCGCCGTACCATTTGGCGCGGTTGTCCTTAAAATGGCAATAAAAGCACAGTTCGTGCGCCCAGTGGTGGTCATCCCGTCCTAGATTGAACCCCTTACTCCAGATAAGCTGTTGCTTCACCACAATTCCTGCCACCTCCAAGGCGTCCTCGATGTCTCGTTGGTATCGGCTCGCGTGCCATACGTAAATTGCAGCTGTCTTTTTGGTGTAGCGTGCCGCGTTCTGGAATGCATCAACATGGAGCTGGTATGTGCCGCTTCTTCCTAGAGCGTCGTTCTTGATATTGCCGTGGGCTTTGCTCTTGTAATCTACCCCGTATGGTGGGTCGGTGAAAATCATGCTGATTCTTGGTTCGTCTTCGCCTGCAAGTTTGACGTATCTCATCATCTCGTCTAGAAACTTCTCATCCGTACTGCTTCCGCAACCTAGCAGGTGGTTTCCCAGTCGGTAGATTTCCCCTACCTTGCTTACGGGCTGTTCTGGGGCTTCTGGTGGCAAGTCTTCGATAATTTCTTTCTCGTCTTCTGGGTTCTCCTCCATGTCTTCGGTGATTTCTTCGCGGTCGTCATGCCAGCCCATTTCTTCGAGTTCTTCTTTGCGGTAGTCTTCCAGAAGCATTTGGTATTCCCACTCTCCGAGCAGGGTGTTGTCTTTAATCACGAACCTGCGCTCTTTTTCGGGGCTCATCTTCGAAACTGCCACCGGGACTTCCTTTACTCCTAGCTCTTTCAAGGCATGGTAGCGTTGGTTTCCTCCGATGATTGTGGCTTTGTCTTTTTGGCTCACCACGATTGGACGTAGCCATAGCATTTCTGGGTCTTCCTCTAGGCTTCGCTTCAAGATTTCAAAGTCGGTACTTTTGATATACCTTGGGTTTCTTTCGTATGGTTTCAGCTTGCTTAAAGGCTTAAGCTCTGGGGACGTTGCGTCTTCTTTTCGGATTATTAGTGTCTTTTCTGCCATTTATTCCTCGATTCGGTTTTTAATTCTTCCCAGGTCTTATTATTCGCCTTTACTCTATTTCTAGAGTCCCGTACCTGCTTTTTGCGGCGTTTCTTGAACTCATCGCGCTTTAGACCACGTTCCCCTGGTTTATAGCTTCGCTCGCCCTTTCTGTGGAGCTTTCCGTAGGTTCTCATTCTTCGTCTCCAATAAAGTCTTCGTATTCAATCTCGCTATGAGTTCCGTTGTAGTACTTCGCGGCTTCGTCTACTCCCTCGCTCTCATAGATTAGGGCGGTCTTTAGGATTATCGTGGCTTCGTTGGCTTGTCGCTTTAATGCCGCCTCTCGGTCTGCTAGATGTTTTTGGTCTAGGATTATTCCCACAACTTTGGTTACGGTACTACGCTTCATCGTCGTCTCCTTTAAGTGCCAAATACAGCATACTTAAGCCAATGGTTCCTGAAAGCACCATGTCAATTACCGCTAGTGGGCTGCTTGTGGTTGTGGTGGCATTCATTGCAAATATGAGCGAAAGCAGGACGCCCACGATGATAGTGACGCTCCTGCTTGTGTTGTTTCCTGCGGTTTTCATGCTAAGCCCTGCGAATGTCCTCAGTTCGCATTGCTGCCCATACTGCGCCTCTGGCTGTGAGTACGGCGCGGTTGCCGTTTAGCTCGGCGATTGTGTAGGCTTGGTCGTACTGCACGAGTGGGGTGCCGTTGTAGTCTACTAGCCTTGTTGGAACTACTGTGTCGCCTACCTTGAAAGGCTCTGGTGCTGGTGCTGGGGCAGGTGCAGGCTGTGGGGCTAGTTTCTGGTTTACGATTGCTTGGACGGCTGCATAGTCGTAGCCTGCTGCCTTTAGACGGGCTTTGCGGTCTTCTCCGTTTCCCCAATCTCCACGAATTACCTCATCTGCAATCGTTTCGTTGCTCTTGTTTGGCTGTGGGGCTGGTGCTGGTGCTGCTTCGTTGATTGCATTGGCTCTTTCTGCTAATTCATGCATTCTGCCGCGTAGATGGTTGCCTGGGCAGGTCGTCTGGGCGTACATGCTGTGCCAGCAGAGGTTCACGCCCGGCACTAGGTGTCCGAGTCCGTTGCGCTTTGCGATGTCTGCTACAAGCTTCACCAGCGATTCAAAGGCAGCCTCTCCAACTGGCCACTCTCCGCCATTTTCGCTGTTTGCGGTTTCGATACTGATTGTCTTGCAGTTGCTATTCCAGTTGCTGTCGCTCCATGCCGTATCTTTCTCATCCACGTAGTTGGCGATTTCCCCGCCATTGCCAATGCCGTAGTGTGCGCTTCCGCCTCGCCCTGGTCTTTGGAATACAGCGCCACATTGTGCTGCAGATAGTATTCCGGCCATGTGGTGAACCGTGATGTGGTCTGGGGCTCCTTGTGGTCTTCCTGCTGTGAAGTTGCTTGGGTGCGCCGCGTATTTTGCCGCTGCAAGTGGTGAGTATGCCATGTTATTCTTCTCCTTTTCCCATTTGGCTTAGTTCGTTTTCTTCGAATGACCTCATTTCTTCGTCTGTCATTTCTTCCTCCTTTATTTCTTAATAAAAATAACCGCTACCTGTTGTGCTGGCATCGGCTTCTGGTTGACTTTTATCTTCATTTGCTTCCTCCTTATGCTTCCAATTGTAGCACTCCCGATACTTTCAATACAACAAAAAAAGCACCCTCAAAGTTATGTAACCAGTGCTTTTCTTGACAATAGTATTGGGATACTGCTGTGCCTTTCGGCTGGGACTTGGAATAGTTTTTGTACTCACGCTTTACCAAGTGCTCTAGGGTAGAGTCTATAACCCTAGGAGGTTGCCCTCTGGTTTCCATTATACCATGGTTGTTCTTGAACGTGAAGACGCCGGTTCGACGTTGCTGGTACTAATCCCGTGCGGTTTCGTGCCTGCGCGCAATTTAAGCCCCGGCGCCTTATTCCTAGCTTAGCATATCCAGAATAATCTTTGCCTTTTCTTTGGTTAATTCAATGCTTTCTTTACTGTTGACTATCGTCATGGCATCGTAGTAGTCGCGGTCGTTTTCTGATTTGTCCTTATTACTGTTATCTGCTACTCCTAGATAGACTTTCTTGCTGACGTTGTGGCTTACTGTTTGGTCTGCATCGTAAAGCTCTACGCCAATGATTCCGGCTCTATGGCCGTCTTCGGTTCTTTCGGCCCAAGCTATGCCGTTTATCCTCCTGCGGAAGAATTGACGCCCCCCTAGGTGTTTATTTGGTACATCCATGTTTCCTCCTAGAGCCTTGTTTCGCTTCGCATGCATTTTGCGATTTCCATTTTGTATTTAGCTTCGAACTCTTCCTTGCTCATCTTTTCATCGGTTTCTCCGACTAGCTTCTTGGCCTTTTTCAGGGTTTCTTCTTCTGTGGAAGAGAAGGTGCCGTATTTAACCCCTAGGTCTTCGTCATTTTTGTCTGGGTTCGTGTCAATTGCGATGTAGCCGTCTTTTTTGTTGCTTTTGTGTACTTCTACCAACACTTCGTGTCTTTCCCGTCTGGCGGAAGAGATAAGGTAGTACACGGTCGTTGCCATTTGTGTCAATAGTGCCGCTAATTGCACAGACAGAATGAACTTTCGGATTTCTTCTGGAACGATGAAGAACGCGACGAAAGTTGTTAGCACCACGCCAAACGCTGCGTTCGATATCTTACTGAAGGTCTTTAGTTTGTCTCTATGTTGGATATCGCCATCGCCGTAGAGGAGCCATTTCAAAACGTGCTTTAGCATTTGCTCTGGGGTTTCTCCGCTTACACAGAGCATGTCGGTTCTGCCGTCCTTAAATGCCACCAAGACGAACTCCTGGCCGTCTTCTCGGTGGTATGTTAAGTCCTCAAGGTTCTTGAACCTACTCGTTGCTTTTAACATTTGCGAAAGTTCGTATATGACTCTTGCTTTATCTTCCATTTGTTACTCCTTTTAGTTGCCTTTATTTAATATTGCCACTCTTCGGCTTCAGTGTTGTATGACTTCTCGCAGATGTCACAGACTTCAATGTCCGGGTTGCTGCGCTCTTGCAGGTTTCCGTATGCGTCGAAGTAGCGGTCGTCGTCTACGCCCTCGTAGTGGGTTATTTCGTGGTTACATTCGATACAATCTTCGAAATAAAGGGTTTTTAGCGCTTCTATGAGGTTTTTCTTGGTTCCCCTTAATACAATCTCGTATTTTGTCTTATCGTCGCTCCTGGCGCTTGCTAGGGCCTCTACGCCGCGTGTTTTGATGTACTCTTCCATGGCTATTTTGTTTTCCTATATTTTTCCTTGAATACTAAGCCATCCACAGCCTCTTTGGTCTTTTCATAGCTGCGCTCGTAAACCGTGTTAGTTTTATTCGTTGCTTCCCATAAGTGCTTTTTGTCATCCCATTTAATTGTGTAGCCTCGGTGCTTGTAAGTCGCTCCTGTTCTACTACCCACTGGGTGTGGTCTGCTTCCGCCTTTACGGCCTGCCGCCCGGGCGCGTTCTGAGCCTTTCTTGAAGCGCCCGTCGTTCTGCGCCTCTACAATGGCGGCTGGGTTCTTCGCTAATTCTACGGCTATATTCATTTATTTTCTCCTGTGTTTCCTCTTAAGTTTCTTATGTACCCCTATTTTATTCCTACGCTTGCATTTTTGTCTATGGCTAGTCTGCTTCGTTCTCTTAGTCTTGCGATTCTACCGCCTCGGTACCCTGCAATTCGAGTTTCGATTCTGACTTCCCGGGCTTTAATGCAACCTTTTAATTCTTTTGTCTTTGGTCTGGCTTCTCCTTGCTGCATTACTTCACCTTGTCCAAATTCGCGAGCATTTTCGCGATGGTTCTGGCTAGTATAGCTTGGCTTTCTGCCATTTTCTTTTGGTTTTCGATGTCCTCTTCTAGTTCGCCTCGCTCTACCACTATCGTGTAGTGTTTTAAGCTGTCTATTACCACTCGTGGGTCGTAGAGGCTGTAGTAGAGCTTTTTTAGCTTCGGGTTCACTACGAATGCTTGGCGGACTTGGTGTTGGTGTTCTTCGGCCACTGAGTCAATCCCGCGGTACATTCCTGGTCTTGGTGGGAAGAGCGGCTCGAGTTCATCTGGAAGTTCCCCCTTGGCAAATTTATCGGCCAAGATTAAATAAAGATGCTCTGCGGTGTTTAAGCTCTTGCATTCCACTACCCAGGTTGGTTCCGGTTTGTCTTCGCAGCCGTCCGGGCTATACCCGAGCAATCCGTCGTCGCTTTCCCAAAGCATACCTGTGTCGTACTTTGGGTTTTTTAGCTTGAATTTTTCGATTGTCTTTTCTGCGTTCTCGGCTTCTAGGCGCGTTCCACGCACCATGGGTGAGTCTTCTTCCGCTCCGTAGCTTACGTATTCTGCGATTAGCTTCCAGAGCCCCATTGGCTGGGTTCCGGTCTTGCCTTTACGCGCGAGCGGCTTAATCTCCTTGACTCTTGTCCCGGTTATTACCGTCTGGCGGGCTTCTAGCCACTCTGGGCTGTCTTTTTCAAATTCTAGGATTTTCATGATTCCAGCTCCCTTAGTTTTTCTTCCAGCTCGTCGCGCTCTTCCGAAACCTTGAGGTAGTCATCCCATAAATCTTGGACTTCTGACTCTAAATCGTCTATTTGGTCTCGGAGGCTTTTTAGCATTTCTTCTATCGTTCTCATGCTACAATCTCTCCCTCCTCTGGTTCGGCCATGTGCTTGAGTCTTTCGAGTTTTTCGGCTCTTTTCTCCTCTTCCTCGGCCTTGCGGTATTCTTTATCGAGCTTCTCGGCGTCCATGTAGTCTTCGCTGTAGTCTCCAATCTCTGCGACGCTTCCGAGCACTTCCGGCAGGTAAGTGTGGATGATTTGGCTTAATACCGCGTAGCGAAGCTTTCGCTTCCTGTTCGCGCCGGGGCGCCATCCGAGTTTTAATTGTCCGCGGCTGTCTTTAGTAAATCCTGAAAGTTCCGCGTCCTTGTATGTGAAGGTATCCGTTATTTCCTCGTCGGTCTTTGGGCTGTAAACAGTAGCGGTGCAGCTGTCCTCGGTTTCGTCAAACTTCTTAATTCGCCAGCCTGCGCGTCTTAAAGCTGCCGGAGTGGCTTTGCCGTAAATCTGAAGCTTCCCGCCTACGAAATAAAGGTCGTTTAAGCTTTCCATGGTCGTCATGCCCATTTCTTTTCCTGCCATGAGCGCCATTTGAACCTGTGCGGCGTTTGTGAATGTTTGAGGCAGGCTTTTGCTTGCAATCATGTCCGCTGCGATTTTCTTCATCTGCGCGTATTCGACCGGGTTCATAACTCCAGTGTTTGTGGTGCTGATTGCTTTCGCAATTTCGCGCTGGTCTTCGGTTGTGAGCACGCTGGCTTTTTCCGCCGTTTCAGTTTTAGGTTTTATTTCACTTTTTTCTTCTGGCTGGTTGGGTTTTTCCGCCATTATTTCCTCCTTTTTAGTTGCCTTTGTACTTCTATTTTATACCCGTTTCCGTTTAGTGTCAAGCGTTTAGTTCTGCCTCTAGTTTTTCTCTGCAGCCTTTCGCGTCGCAGTATATCCGTCCGCTGTTCATAAACACTTGCGTTCCGTATTTCTTGTGAGCTCCGCAATTCGGACACTCTACTGTCCATTCCATTTCGTCATCCGTGCCGTGCTTATCAATCACTTTTATTGGTGGCTGAGATATGCTCGCGTATAATTCCATTCCGTCTGGGCCCTGGCATTTTGCGCCAGTTACTGCTTGGTTTAACATTCCGGCTAACGCTCTGGTTGTTCTGCTCATTTCGCCTCCTTGATTATTTTGTCGATTACTTCCTTGATTTCTTTCTCAATGTCTTTAATTGACCATTTGAAGCCGTCCAGCTTGCAGTCTGGGAAGTTTAGAAAGTCCATGCAGTGGCCGTAATCCCACCCCAAATACCACCCCTCCGGCATTCCGTATCTCCTCCCTACGTCTTCCCCGCTAAAAGTAAAACCGCAGTGGACTAGTTCTTTGTCGTCTATTTCGCGATAGTCTTTTTGGTAGTATGGGTGGTCTTTCGGGATTCTGATGTAAGCGTTCGGGTGGGCTTTGAACCATGCGATGAAGTATTCGAAGCCAGCGTGCTCGCCGCTTTGGATCATTACTAACATTGGCGCTTCTTCCATGTTGTAAAGCTCCATTAGTTTGTCCATTATTTGTCCTCCTTTCCCCAGCTCACTTCGCCTGTTTTAATTAAATGATTGATTTTGAATAGAGCCTCTTGAGCTTGCTTGCTATGTATTTGTAGTGCGGCTTGAATAACGAGTAAGTCTTCGTGGCTCAGGTCAGCTTCATTCGGTAGTAAAACAATGCCGTCCATTATCTGTCCTCCTCAAAAAATCCTTTTTCTGTTAGGTCTTTAATCACACAGTAGGAGTTCCCCTCGGTTTTTAGATATCTTCGGTTCTTGTGGATTCTCGGGTCGTCGTTCGAAAAATCAAACACTGTGAGGATTTCTTTGCTTGCAAATATTACCTTATCGTCTGCGCGTACAAGCATGTAATAGCAGCCGTATCTTCCGTATTTGCCTTTGCATTTGCGGAAACCAAAGTTACTAAATTCGTGCTCGGGTACGCGAGGCTTTAGGTAGGATTTCATTTCGAGCCCTCCTTGGTTACGATTTTCGAAACTACTGGAGTCTTGCTTTTCCCGATTTCGTGAATTTCGTGTCCTGTCATAACGGCTTCAGCGGCTCGAGCTGTAGTGCGTGGGGTTCTGCCTGCTAATAAAAAGTATTGCACTGTGGCTTTCTCTCCGCTTGCTAAATCCACGGTTTCCTCCCAAAGGTTCCAGGTTCCTTTTCGGTTCGTGTGGGTGTATTGTGTCATGATTGTTTCCTCTTTTATTACTCGCTTGTGTTTTAAGTCCTTGAGGGGGCTCTGGTGAGCCCCTGTTGCTTTTTCGTCTTAGGCCGCTGCTAGTTGGATGTAGACCTTGTTAAGGGCTTCCTCTATTTCTGGGTTATCCGTTTTGCTGGCGGATTCTGCAATGGCGTGTTTCAAAATGCTTAGTTCTGCTTCGGTTAGGTTTAGTGTAATGTTGTTCATGGTTTCCTCTTTCTTGCGGTAAGGCTTCCCGCGTTATTGTTGCCTTTGTACTTCCTATTATACTCCGCTTGCATTTAATGTCAAGCCCTAAAATGAAAATCGCCCGAGTTTTCGTTCTCGGGCTGGTTTTTAGTCGCGGTCGCCTACGGTATATTCGCTGCGCCACCATTCGTATTGTGCCTCCGCCCTTTCGCGGGTTTTGTAGTGGTGGTAGTGCTTCATAATCCTGCCGTCCGGTTCTCGGGTCTCCAAGATTACCGTGTTTCCTCGCAGGGTTATTCTTGGCTCGCGCTCAATCTTGCCTGTGCCAAGCTCCGCTAGGTCTTTTGCCGTTATTCTCATTTTGTTATCCTTTTCTACCGCCGGGCCGCAGTCTTTGTGTTGCCTTGTTGTTCTTTATTATACCCGTTTGCGTTTGGAAGTCAACGGTTATTTTGTACTTTTTAAGAAAAAGAAAACACCGCCTTATGAGCGGTATTCTCTCTTGACAGGCTCAAGGCGCCTCAAACCTGCGGGCGCTCTGGCGTTAGTTCATAAGCCTTGACAGAGCGTGCCTCAATTATGCCCGGTATACCGTGCTTTTGTCAAATTCCGCCATACAGGGCGTTTTTAGCGCGTTTTTAGTTCCAGACGGGTATTTTTGTGTTTCACGTGCTAAAAGCTCTCAGAACGTCTCACAATGCGAAATTCGGGGTATTTAGACGCATGGTACCAAGCCTATTCAATTAAAATGTTTGCTCAATCCCGTATTTCTCGATTTTGTAGACTGTCGGGGCGTAAAACTCACTCTCTCCCTCTTCTTTCCGTAGGTATAGGCAACGCTTCAGCTGGTGCTTCGCGATATAAAACTCTTTGCCGTCCGCTCCTTGTTGGTAGTGAGCTATGGCTTCTCGCCATTTCTTCCTGGTCTTCAAATCTTCCCGGCCGATGATTTCGTCTTTTTCGAGGTCTAGCAGCACTATGCTTGTAGGGAGTTTAGCAAAGTTCTTCACGACCTTTTGTTCTTCTTCTCGGATTTGTTGGAAGATTACCCTGTTTATTGGGGTTTTTAAGTGCAGCTCTGGGATAATCACATCCCCATTAAATAGGGGCGGTTTGTCGGCAAGCATTTTAATGCTTTGGTAGCTTATCCGGTGTTCGTTCGGGTCGCCTATAAGCTTTATCACTCCGTATTTCACGGTCTTGTAAACGGCTTCTTCGGTTTCTCTCTCGTCTATCACTAGGTCGCCCCTCTGGTCTAGCTTGCCCGTTTTTGCAGGTGTTTTATTCATTTTATGACTCCTTTCTTGTTTCATGCTTCAATGCCCCATTAAAAAGGTGGCTCTAAATCGCACAGCGTCTCGTTACAGGCGTTTTCGGGGCCAGGTAGTGTAATTGTGCCTCTTCTATTGTAATCGCGCCTTATATCGGCTTCTAGGCGGTCGTAGTGCTTTCTAAGCTTAGCTCCGCTCCTTATGTTCACTCCCCAAAAGTCGCTGTAGTCTTGTGCGTAGGTTATGGCTCCTCTTAATTGGTTCCAGCTTCGCCCGTCTATCCGGTGAGCTTTCTCGATGTCTTTAGCCCAGTTCTTCTGGTAGTTCTTGTCGATTTTGGCAGTTGGTTGGTTCTTCAAAATCTTTTCTTTTAATAAGTCAGCTAAGTCAAAAGCTTCTTGCGGAAGTGGTGCCTGCTCGGCAGGTGCCACATAAGTATTATTTCTTTCTACTATACTTTCTTCTTCTCTTTTTTCTAATCTTTTATCTATGTCTACATTTTTTCGTAGGTCTGATATACATTTTTTCGTAGGTCTGATGTACATTTTTTCGTAGGTCTGATATACATTTTTTCGTAGGTCTGATATACATTTTTTCGTAGGTCTGATGTACCGTCGTCGGGTTTTCCGTCAACGGTATCGTAAATAGCTATATAAACCTTGCCTCGCCCTGTGTTCTCTATACATCTAATAAAGCCGAATTTTTCGAGTTTTCGTTTTGCGTCTGCAACCACTCGTTCAGTCTTGCCGAGTATTTCTGCACAATTAGCGGAACTTTCGAAATACCTACTAAAACTACAAATCCTTGCGTACACTATTTTTTCTGAGTCCGTTAATTCCTTGTGGCTCAATATGTCCGACCTTAGTGTCAAGAACTTATCTTGTAGAAAGCTCTCTTGTGATTCTTTCATTTCTTTCCTCCTCTATTTCCTTATTCTCACGATATTCCATAGTGCAAGATATAGCCAGCTCATAAATCTCTAGCCCTTTTAGTTGTCTTTTTTTTTCGTTCCGGTGTTCGTTCGGGTCTATGCTTTCTTGCATTTGGGTTCCTCCGTTTAATCTACTTTTACGATATTCCTTAGCTAAAACATAGCAAGCAATATTCTTTTGTGTTTTTAATGTTTTTTTCAAGACATAAAAATTACCTCCGTTTTAGGGAGGTAATTCAAAAGAGTTTTCTTTATCGGGAAAGCTCCAACCGTCTTTATTCTAGCATTACCTCCGCGCTTTGTAAAGCTTGGCGGTTTCTGGTTGGGCTTCCCCGCCTAGCTATTCTTATTCTTACTTGAATGCGGGCTGGAGTCAAGTGTTTAATCATTCGTTCGGCTTGCGTATCTTAATGTGTGGCAAAAGCGCATGGAGTCGAACCATGGTCTGCGGTTTTGGAGACCGCTATACTGCCGTTGTACTACGCTCCTTTGTGTCTTTATTTTAGCACAAATAAAAAGCACCGCCTTGCGGACGGCACTTTCCTCACCACACTCCGTAGCTAGCCTAGACGTGGCTTTCCCCCCGAAACCAATCACGCAAGCTATGGCAGGGGTACGTTCTTATTTTAGCACGTCCGGGCGAAATCTACTATAACGTGCTATAAAGCTTAGTTGTCTCTGTTAGCTTTATAGTCTGTCTTTCCGGAAGATATAACGTTCTTGCTTCACGGATTTAACAAAATCTGCTATTTCACCTCTGTTAATTTGCTTCGTGGTTGCTTCTTATATATTCAACTTTATAAGTAAAGATTTAACACGCTACGCGTTCTTTTTCCCGATAATAAATCCGCCCCAGTAGATTTCTGTGATAACCGAACCGCCGTATTTGTTTCGCCATGTCGAGACGATTGCAGTTCCGACATTGAAACACACATCGATTGCGCTATCTCCGCCAATTCCCGAAATTGCGCCACCCAAGATATCGATATTTTTCGGAAGAGGATAGATGCTGTTGTCCAAATACCCCCAGCCTCCGGCGCCGAAAGTAATGGAGTGTGTTTTTCGCTTGCTGGTTATATACAACGAGTATTCGTTATTGATTGGGATTTCAGTCCAGCCATTGTTGTCGTTCTTAACAGATTTCACGAACTTCGGGTCAATGCTGTTTATCACCGCTTCTAGCAGTTTATTGCCGTTCGCGTAGGCATCGCCATTCACTTCTAGTTGGCCTTTCTTGCCGTTCGGCTTTGCTTTTCTTGGCACATCTCCAATCGTAACCCGTCCGTCTGTGCCTACGAAGAAGAGCGGGGAACCGGCCGAGATTTGTATGGTCTCGTTCGCGGTGCTTAGCACATCCGTTAGTTTCACCTCAATGTCGTGATTTTGTGCACTGTCTAATTCGAGCGTGAAGTTCGCAACGTTCACCTTGCCGTCGCTAATCGTGCATGGCCGGCTGAACCACTGGCTCCACGTGGTCGTGCTGGTGGCTTTGTGTCGGTACTGGACGCCGTCTGTTGGGCTTATCTTGTTCTTCTCGGTTCCGCCTACTAGGATTTGTGAAAATGTTCCCGAAACTTTAATTGTGGTGTTTTTGTCGAAGCCGTTGTTTCGCGCTCCACTAATCGCAAGGCTAGGCGCCTTGTAGGGAATTACATCTATATTCTTGACCACCTCAGTTCTTTTCCCACGGCTGTCTATGGCCGTAACTGACACTGTCGCTCCGCTGGTCGTATTCGGGATTTTACTTTTCACCACAACGTCTTCTGTGTCAGAGTATGGCTTAGTTAGTTCCACGCCTAGGAACTTGAAGATGTAGCTCTTAATTTCGGCGCTCTTCTTACCTACTGCCTTATCGGTCTTGGGCACTTTAATTTCAATCTCCGAGGCGTCTCCAATGTATTTTTGATTGTCTCCCGTAATCGCCACGGACTTGGTGTTGGTGTCTTTACACTCGAATGTTTTGAATACTGGCTCTGCGTTTATGACCTTATAGGTTCTGTCTGCTATTGCGTGGATATTTTCAGGGGCGTTCGCTCCATGCACCACGTAGCGTAATGTCATCTGTGGGTCGTTCTTGCAGAGCTTTAATAGCTGGTCTCTTTCGGTTTGGGTTAATTCAAATACGTAGTTCGGGGTCAAGTTCTCTCTATAGGCTAGTCTCGTGCTTCCGTTATCGCCTGCCAGTAGCTGACCGTTCTTTATAAACTCTAGCCAACCTATCATCTTAGCACCTGTTGGGTTATTGCAGTTTACCCATGGATTTTGGTCGTCGTGAATATCGCCACAGCTTGTAATCTGTACGTAGCGAGTAATGCGCGGTAATTCCCACCAGCCGTTGCCTCTTGCGTTAACTGCATAGGTATAAATGGCCATCTCGCCACCAATACCAAAGCTACAGTCTCCGTTCTCGTTATGGTAAAGCGTGAATTGCCCGCCGGCGATTCTTCCACCTCTCATGTAGCGTCCCGTGTTGTATGGGTGGCGGTGAACTTCAGTTCCGGCAATCCAAACCGCAGACTGCGTGCTTAATACCGAACTTGTGCCTGCCCAGTTGGCGTCGAACCACCAGTTAATAACCGTATAGTTGCCGGCCACATCCTGTCTCGCGATATTCCAGCCAACGGTTGTAGTGTATCCGCTCGCGCTCATCTGAAAACTGCCACTTGTAACTGCCATGATTTAATCTCCTTTAGATATTCGGCACAAACGCCCAGCCCTGATTTTGGTCGCCCTGAAACGGCACAATTTTAATCGGTGGCATGTCTATCTGCGTCCTTACTTTTATTTTTTCGACTTCGGTAGTGTCTCGGTTAAGGGTGAACACTTTGCGCTTTTGTCCGCCAGCTGTCGAATAACCCGAGAACTCTAGCGGTGTAATCTCCACATAATCCCCTGAATAGACGGAACTTCTCACCTGAATACCATTGGCGTCTAGGCTTACCTGTGTGTTGTAAATCTCCCCTGCGCTCTGTCTCCAAGGCTGTTTAGTGTCGCCTCCGGCAAGCATTAAATCTGTAATGCTAAAGGTTGAGTTGGCGTCTGCGGTAATCTTTACGTCTAGCCATCCCATCTTCGGAGTAAAGGTCAAAGCCACTTCATCCCAGTGATAACTCTTCTGGTCTTCTAGGTTAATAACATAATGGTCTAGGTCGCTTACTAGCTCAATCTTACCTGACCCTACTATTCCTTTTAAGACCCTTGCGGTTAAGGTGTGAGGTTCGGCACTCTTTACGTAAATCCTTTGACTCATTGTCGAGGCTGTGAGGTTTATTTGGTTGCCGGAAAGCGCTCCGGCGGTGATAGAGGCGGGGCTAGTTTCTGAAGTAATCTTAGCGGTGTCGTGGTTGTATTCCCAGTTTACAAGGTTCTTCTGTCCGTCTATACCATAGCCTACGGAGTTCTTGATTAAGTTCCCGCCACCTACCACCTGCACGGTCTGAGTGATGTTGTGGATGTCTTGCTTTACCTGTGTGAATTGCTCGAGGTTGTATTGCTCGGACTTCTCCTGCTTGCTCACTACGGCTGTGATTTCCTGTTGTTGGCGGTCGGTCTTCAGTTCCGTGTTGTAGATGGTCTGCTTAATTCCACCGGCCGTGGTTCGGTCTGTGGCATTGAATTTGGGCGGTCTGCAGATTAGAGTCTCCTTAATGCCACCTGCTAGCTCCAACCTCGTCTCGCTCACGTTAAGGTTATAGGTCTCGCCATTCACCTTGCAGGTGATGTTGTCTCCGACTTCATAAATGCCATGCCCCTCGGTCTTGATTTCGAGTTCATCCATCTTAATCTTCGCGGGCTTAATCAAAGCGTCGAATAGCGGTTGGATTAAGGCTTGGCGGTCGTCGTCGAGTAGTTCGTTATTGACAAGCTTGATGTCTTTGGAGCCGTTCGTTTGTAATTGTTCATATTCGTACTTATTTTTTAGCTTGAATAAAGCAAATGCGTACTTTCTTGGTTCGCTAGTAGCATTATTCCAAATGTTGATGTTCTTGGTCTCGAAATACCATCTGTATTGGTACTTACTTTTGTCCACTCTAAATAATGCCGAAGCTCCACCAGCGAAAAATTGTTTGCCCGTCGCTTTGTCTATAATTACGTAGTTAGAACCACACAAATTAGTGTCGCCCTCTACCGAATAAAAATACAATGCCCCGTCCTCTAGCACCTCTTCCATTTGCATGGTGTTTTTGTTCAGAATTAGTTGCCATGAACTTGTTGGTTTGCCGTTAATCACAATACGCTTGTCTGTCTCGCTCTTGGTTATAGTCATGCCATTAGGGGTCATAAGAGGCTCGTCATAACCATTAAATACAACCTCAAGTTCATCTGATGTTAATAGGTCATTAAACTTCCCAAATGGATTAAAGCCTAGCTTATAAAAAGCAAATTTATAGGTCTCGTTTATTTCTTTTGGCTTTGTAAACTCGAACTGGAGACCTTCTTGGTACATATAGAATTGAATTAAATCGACATAGGTGGCATTGAAAAAAGCACCACTATTCATTCTAGTTATTACCGTGTTGTATAACTTAGCACTTTTGTCTTGAAACCTAATATTTTGTAGCCCGAGGTTCGGCTTATCTACTGTGAATAAATACGCTGACCTTTCCAACTTGAGTTTCGCATAGGTCATGTAATCGCACCACGTGTGGTTGCCATTGGTGTCCACTGTGCCTTTGCAGGTCAAGCTACCGTCTCCGTTATAGGTTGTAGTAAATCCATTTGATTGGTTGGTTCCTGATGTCGGAACTGGCAGAATGTTTTTTGTTGTCGGCAACTTCTCAAGCTCGCGGTCTTCGAGCATGGTGTTGTCTTCCTGTGGTTCTCTCGCTAGCGCTAGCTTGGTTGGCACGCCCCATTTTTCGCCGACCTTGAACGTCAGCATGTTGTTCGTGTCTATTGAATTCACTGGTTCGGCGTATGGCTTAAATAAGAGCCTTTCGCAGGAAATAATCACCGTGGAACCGGTCGCTTGGGCTAGTTCGTCTAGTATCTGCCTATATGTAGCGCCTTTAATCTTTTTGTACGGGTCTTGCTTTACTGTGTAGTTGATATTCGGGAGCTTGGCTATCTCGGCTTGGTCTAGCTCTAGTCCAAAGACGCCGGCGACCTGCTCGATTAGGTTTTTGATGGTGCAAGGGAAAGATAACAGGGAATTAGCGTACTCTGTTTTATACGCCCTTGTCATGGCGTCGTAGGCTACAAGTTCGGTCGTGCCTTTCTCAATGCTTAGGTTCGCGGCCTCCACGCGGAAATCGCCCTGACACGCCCAGTCGGTTTCATTAGTGGTTGGGTCTTCAATACCAATAAAGGCCTTGAATGTCTTGCTCTGCAGTTGATTAAATTCACCGATTAAGACGGCGTTTAGCTGTTTAGCTCCCGTGCCTAGGAATTCGCCCACGGCGGTAATCTTCGCGGAGACTAGGCTGTCTCCGGACTTTAATTCAAGCGGGGTTTGGCCCTCCGGCACAACCTCTACCAGCTTGACCTTAACGGACTTCACTGGGGCTACCATATTGGCTTTGTAGCGGTCTGAAACTCCAATCATTCTAGGCTCTCCTGCTTATTGGGATTAGATTAAAACTTACCTCATAAAAAAGTTCGCGGGTTCGTTCCTGAAGCTTGGTGCTGAAGTCGCTGGAGTAGTATTTAGCGGTCACAGTCGTGTTTTTTAGAGGGTCGTAGTACTCGACGCTTAAAAATGGCAAGTTTAAGAGATTCCCCAGTGTGGCCACTTCGGCTCTCGATATGGCGTTTCGGGTCTTGCACTTAATCTTCGGGAATAAACCCACCAAAGTGGCTCTCACCTCGCCCTCCATGTTGCGGTCTGCGTCTTTCCATAGTTTTGCCCACTCGATTTCGTAATCTACAAGTCTATCTATCGCGGTGCCGTTAATCTTGAGTAGTTTTTGCTGTATAGCCATTAGCGTCTCCTTTATACGATTATAGCATTGCGCCCTGTGAGCGAAGTCCTGCCGTTAATGCCGTCAATCACTTTCTCGATGATAGTATCTTCGCCGATTTTAACCGTGACGTGGTTGTCTTGGTTAGCTAGTCTCGTGATTGCGGTCGCTAAGCTGTCTATGGCATTGTTTGTGGTCGAGTTCTGAACGTCCACGGTTGCTTGTGCTTTTGCGGTCATCTTGCTGAACTCATCAGAAATATCGGCGGTGCCAAGCTCTGCGAATTTAGGAGCGCGGTCAAATGCTGAGACCATTGCGATGCCGAGGTTTCGTGCGCTCTGTTCTAGGTTACCAGTTTCGGAAGCGATACCTTTGCTTACGCCCTCTGCAAAGAAGCCACCGGCTTTCGCCATGACTCGTGATGGAGAATGAATTTGAAGTGCTTTGTTGTATGCAACCTTGCCGGCGTTCGCAAGTTCGCGGGCTGCGTTTTCTACCACCCATCTGTTATTCAAAATACCA